CTAGTCCGTAGCGAAGAAGCGTTCGGATACTGCAAGGCCCTTTTCCGCTGCCTGGTCCCAGATGCACCAGACCCAGACCCCGATCGCGGTGGTACAGCCGAGGGCGCAATCCATCCCCCATGTGAAGCCCCCGTGACTGACACCCAAGATGCCGCCGCCGGGGTTCCAGCTCACAATCTGCGCGTACCAGAGCGACAGGCTGTTTCCGCCGGCCAGGCTGCTCTTACTGACCCAGACGTGGTTGCCTGCGGCATCGGTCGTTAGTACCTGATCTGGAGCTCTGCCGCCCCCGGGGTTTCCTGCGGCGTCGGGAAGGTCGTCGAGGTAGTCCTCAGTCGCCGCGGCTGCCGCCTCCGCAGGGTCGGTCCATGCAGGGTCGCCGTTCGCGTCTGTGGTGAGCGTCTTGCCGGGTTGGTCTGTGGTTGGTAGGGGCTTATCCTGCACGACGATGACGGGGGGCAGGTAGCCAAGCAGCAGTTCGTCGGTCTCCTCGCCGATGGTCGACGTGATCTGCTGTATGACGTCGAGGTAAGGCCGTCCGTCACCCACGCCGAGCACGTTGACCTTCATGCCGACCCGAAGCGTCGGGTCGTGGATGACCTCGAGCTTCATCTCGCGCTTCGCGAGGGTGAACGTGGGCTCGAACTCGACGATCGCACCGTCCGGGAACTCCGTCGTACGAAGCTCGAGGGCGGCGGTGGGTGCCATGTCCAGACGTTCGGCGTGGAACTCGTTGTCGTCATCGATCCAGACGGTCACGAGCTTTGACTCGGCGAGGTCCTGGAGCACCGTGAGCACCGAAGCCTTGTCGTACTTGCCGCTCGCCTGAGCGTCGAGGAGGTTGACGTTGGCAGGATTCCAGACCCACTGCGGGACCTTCGCCACGAGTGCCTGGAACGCCGCCGCCAGCGGTGTTGTCAAAGCGTCGTAGTCGACGGTGGTGGTGGGAGTCTGAGCGTGGATCATCGCACCCACGCAATCGAGCGTGGCCGTGAGGGATCCCCATCGTGGGCTGTGCTTGTCCACCACGTAGGCGGACTGCCTGACCCCGTCCGCCCAGAGTTCCACCCTGGACGCTTCGCCCACCCACGCGTGCAACATGGCGATGGTCGTGGCGGCGAGTCCGACCGTCAGTCCGCCCGGGCCGTTGCGCACCTGGTTGATAGTCAGGTCCGAGAACCCCCCGAGCGTTGCGCTGGTGATCTCGGAGAACTCGGCCAAGCCTGCCTTATAGACCCGTAGCGTCTCCATCATCGCGCCCCGCTGCGCCCGTTGGCGGCAGTGGTCTTAGCGGTCGCACGTGTCAGCTCACGGCCGTCCAGATAGATGCGCCACGCTTGGCCCCCGGCGCCTGTCTGCCCGGGCAGACTGGGCCCCTGCCCCAGCGACTGTGCTCCGGCGAACGCCGGCATGGAAAGGCCGCCGAGTGTCGGGCTGGCGATGCTGATTCCCGATACGCCCGCGTAGGCGCTGGCGATGGTGCTGGCTCCGGCCAACACGTTGTCCACCAATGACGGGGAGTGCCGCATGAACGGGTTGAGCTTCTGGAGCACGTTCCAGGCTGCATCTATCGGACGCGTGATGGTGGCTGCAAGCCCCTTCAGCGCGTCGAGCAGCCTGCCCGGCAGCGAGCGCACGAACCCGACGACGGAGTCGATGCCCTTCTTCGCGCCCTTCGATACCCCGGACCAGATCTTGGACAGCGCGGGTCCGATGACATTCCAATGCTTGATGATGAAGAGAGGAACGCCGATGAAGGGCACGAGGACCGCCAGAATCTCGACGCCCCACTTCTTCACGAACGTCTTGGTCCCGCTCCAGAATCCCGAGAACGCCTTGGTTACCCCAGCCCAGAGCTTTTTGAAGAACGGGCCGATGGTTCCCCAGTTCTTGATGAGCAGGTAGATGCCGCCTGCCACCAGCGCGATCGCGGCTATGACGAGAGCGACGGGCCAGATCGTGGCGAGCCATGCGGCGGCGGCGGTGACGCCTTCGATCACGAAGGCGGACGAGAGCAGGCCGACCACCCCGGTGATGACGCTGATGATGCTGGCCAGCGGGCCGGCGGCGATGACAATCGCGGTGAGGATAAGCGCGACCTTCTGCCCGCCCGGACCGATCGCCTCCCACCACCCGGCGAAGTTGTTGACGACAACGGCCGCATCCTTGGCGATGTTGGTGATGATCGGTAGCAGCGCCTGCCCGAGCGCGATACCGGCCGACTCGAGCGAGCCCATCATCGCTTCGATGCTTCCGGCGGCGCCCTTCTGGCGCGCACCGGCCATCTCGGCCGCTTTGCCCGACTGCTCCGTCGACGCGATGTACTTCTGGATGCCGGTGGCGCCCTGGTCCATCAGGATCGAGGCCGCGCGCGTCGCGTCCGAACCGAACATGGTGGCCATGGCAGCCGTGCGCTGCTCCTGGGATAGAGGGCCGAGCTTGTCCTTGAGCTTCTGCGCGACCGTGGCGACGTCGTCGATGTTGCCCTTGCTGTCTACGAACGACAGACCGAGGCTCTTCATCATCGACGCGGCCTTGTCGGTCTTGGGAACGAGACTAACGAGCATCGTCTTGAGCGACGTGCCGGCGTCGGATCCCTTGACCCCTGCATCGTCGAACGCCGCGAGCACGGCTACGGTCTCGTTGAGTGATAGCCCCGCGTTCTTGGCGCCGGGGCCCACTTGGGCCAGACCTTCCGTGAGGGAGAGCACGCTGGCGGTCGACCCTGCCGACGCGCCCGCCAGCGTATCGGCGATCGTGGCCGCCTGGCCAGCCTTCAGCCCGAACATGTTCATGGTGTTGGAGGTGACCGTCGCGGCATCGCCGAGGGCCATACCCTCGGTCGCGGCGATGGACATAGCAGCGGCCAGACCACCGCCCATGATCTGCTCGGTGTTCATGCCGGCCTTGGAAAGCTCGAGCATGCCGTCTGCCGCGTCCTGAGTGGAGAACACGGTCTCGGCGCCCATCTTCTTGGCGTACGTCTCGAGCTTCTGCATCTCGGCACCGGTCGCGCCGGCGTTGGTCTGCAGGACGTTCATCGACGTCTCGAAGTTCGCGGCCAGCGTGGCCACGGCGATGCCCGCACCGGCCAGCGGGACGCTCACGCCCAGCGTCGCCGACTTGCCTACCGAGCCGAGCTTGTCGGAGAACGTCGCGCTCGACTTCGATACCTGGTCGAACACCTTGCTCGACTCGTCTTTGGCCCGAAGGATGATCTCAAGGATGCGTGCGTTGGCGGCCATGGGATCACCCCTTGTTCGTGATGTATTTGTGCTCGGCTATCGCGGCTGAGAAGATCGCGAAGAACGCGTAGTGGTCGGCTCTCTGGTCGAGCAGCGCGCCCGGGTTGGGCAGTGCACCCATGTCTTTGGCCTGCGAGTAGAGCCCGATCAGAGAGGCGATGCGCGGGTTGCGGCTCAGTGCGTTAAGCGGGGGTGCTGACGGTGGCGCCGACAGGCACTGGAGCATCAGCACCCTCGCCGCGTGTGTCTTCATCAGACGGCAGGGCGCCCATCCAGGTCTCGCCGACGCACTTGTCGATCCACGCGGCCGAGATCGGGTCCATATCGCGGTACGACGTGACGATGGCTTCTCCGCCGATGTTCTCTCCACCGATGACGAGCCTGATGCCGAGCGACTTGAGCCGGAACTCTCGCACCTTGGCCGCGGGCAGCGAGGTCTTGACCGCTTCCTTGGCGGCCTCGAGCGCGTCGCGGTCCTTCTTGGCATCGGCCATGAAAGCGTCGGTGTCGATGCCGCTCTTCTTCAAAGCCTGCATCTGGCCCATGGCCTCATCGCGCTCGATGAGGTCGGAGGACTCGACGTCGCGCTGGCGCGGAGCGGAGAGTAGTACGAGCTTGTCGCCCGACTCGTCGACGTACTCGACGGTGTCGGAGTCTCGGATGATGCGCACGGGTCGGCCTCCTCTTACTCGGTGATGACGGATACGGTGTCCTGGACTTCGATGACGACCTGCTCGCCGGTGACGACGTCGTAGAAGCCCTCGAAGTTGGCATCGCCGGTGATGATCGCGGAGCCCGACTCGGCGTCCAGACCGCCGGTGTACTGGCATGCGGGAAGCGTGATGCGGACGAACTCGCGGTACTCGTTGCTGATGACGTCTCCGAGAAGATCGGTGACCAGCTCGAAGCTGCCCGCGTTGCGGATCACGGCGAGCTGCTCGGCGGGGAAGTCGATGAACTTGAGCTTGCCCGTGACCTTCAGCGCCTCCTTGCGGCGCGCCACGTGAGGTCCACCCTGGGCGTCCTCGAGCACGGGGAGCTGCTCGATCGCGTTGTCCAGGACGATCTCCACCTCTGGGATTCGGAGATCCTGTTGGCCGGCGATCTTGACGGTCATCGCGACGCACGTCATCGGAGCCGTCGGGAACACGGGGACCGACGTGAGCTCGGCTCCCTCGGTATGCGTCAGGCCGAACCATGCGATCTCGAGTGCGGCCATCTCTCCGACCTGGGCCTTGAGGGTGAGCTTGTCGACGCGCACCCCGGACTGCTTCTTCTTCGAGTAGACCTGGTCGGCCTCTGCCGTCAACGAGACGGGGGCCCCACCGTCCGTGATCGTGTGGAGGAATACCAACGGGTCGGTCGCCAGAGCGGGCTGCGTGCTGACAACCTTGCCGAGCGCCCAGTAGAACGGCTGGGGCTGGCTGGCGTGGATCTCGCAGCTGGTCTTGCCGTCCGGGGCGATCCATCCGCGGCGCGAAGGCAGGCGGCGAGCGGTCGCCATCTGGGCCTTGCGCTCGATTGGCTTGGGGTTGGGGTTCATGGAGACGGACTCGGTGACGAGGAACGTGGTCACGGTCGCCTCGGCCACCCCCGGAACCAGCTCGGGCTTGAAGCCCAACCAGTGCTCTCCGCCGTTATAGCTTGGGGTCATGGCCGGTCTCCTTGTCTGCGGCCTTGACCGCTTCGGGCTTCACGCGGGGCTTGGGCTCCTTATACGTCACGAGCCGCCCGCCGACGATCAGTCCGCCGGTCTCGCGCAGCAGGCGCTTGTGGTCTTTGGTCAGCTTCACGTCGTGCTCCCATCTCTCACACCCATAGTCGCGGGGGTGTCAGCCGCGCAGGTACTCGCGCGTGATGTCGTCGAGCAGCTTGTCGAAGAGCTTCAGGGCTTGGTCCTTGGACGCATCGAAGCCCGGATAGAAGAACGCGTAGCGGGAGGAGTAGCTCGGGTCGAACTCGATGCGCTTGCCGTAGCGGTATCCGCCGGGGTATTTGCGGCTCACGGCGCGGGCGTCGTTGTAGACCGCGACCGAGAGGGATCCCATGCGCAGCTTCGTGGATCGCTTGAGCAGACCGTTGCCGTGCGCGGCCGTGCGCGTGGCGCCTCCCTTTCCCATACGGGACGAGAGAGTCGCTCCGACCACACGCTTCCGTTCGGTTGTTTTGACTCTCCCGACAGGTGTGCGGCTCTTGATCTCGACGGCCACGACGGTGCCGGCCTCTTTGAGCCGTGCGCGCACGGAGCGCCGGGCTTCCTTGCCCGCGTCCTGGATGGCGCGCTTGAGCGCCTTGAGCTGGGTCGGGTCGATGTAGGCGGAGACCGACTGCCTCGCCTCGCCGGCGCGGTCGACAGCCATCAGACGATGCTTGCGGTCACGTGGAACGAGAGCGTGACCGATACCTCACGACCGTCTGTGTCGACCGCCTCGTCGTCGTCGGACACGCCCTCGGTGATGATGTCGACGATCCCGTCATATCGCTGGGCGTTGTTCCGCCAGTCCAGGACGCTCGCCACCACATCCGCGGCCAGCTCATATGCCTTGACGAGCAGCTCCTCGTGACCGAGGGCCGCGGACCCGATGACGCTTGCCAGCACTGCTATGTCGTAGGTCTCTCGGCCTTGGGACATGCTGCCTCGGTACTCGGTCACGCGGTTGGAGACCTTGCCGATGGCGACGAGTTCGCGCGTGGCACGGGCCGGATGGGGGTTGCCGATCGATACCATCGTGTCCTCGCCGGCGAAGGCGGGGTCAGCCTTGAGACGCGCCTTGAGCGCGACCTTGAGTGCGGGCACACTGGACTTCATCTCACACCACCCCGACCGGGCGGTTGTACGCCGAGAGCTTGCGCCACGCGCTTGCGGGGATGTCCCACGTCTGAGGCGCGGCCGGCTCCATGTAGCGCGGATCCCCGCCGCCCATCATCGCGATCTCGGCCGAGGGGCGATCGAGCCAGGAGAGCACGGTCTCGATGGCCGCGATGTTGACGTCTGCGGGTACGTCTTCGACGCGGTCCCAGATGCCCCAGTCGCCGGTCACGATGAGCGGCACGATGCCGAACGCATCGAAGCACGTGGAGCGCAGGCTGATGTTGCGCGATATCTTGAGGTAGCCCGCGGTGCCCGTCAGGGCGTCGAAGGGCCACAGCATGTAGTCCATGCCGGGGGTCAGCACCCTATCGGTGTCGTCGAGCGTGAGCACGACGCTGGACGCGGAGCGCAGGTCCGAGGCGCCCAGGGCCACGAACGCGCCCTCGACGTCGAAGGAGCGCGGGGCGGTCACGTGCGGCATGAGCTCGCGTCGCAGGCGCTTGGAAAACGTCGGCAGGACGGCCGCGATCAGGGCCGAGATCTTGTCGTCGTCGCCGGACTTGTCCATGCCGAGGCGGGACTTGACCTGCTCGAGCGTGCAGAGCTGCGCGCCTGCGGTCGATTCGATGGGGATCAGCTCGGCTGTCACGGTACATCGACCTCCCTTGTCACATCGGCGGATCCGTCCGGATTGCGGAATCCATCGTGTGTGAACACGAGCGTGTAGCCGGCGCCGCGCTTGGCCGGCAGCTGCCAGTCGCCGTCCGTCTCGGCGGTCGCGGCGCGCTTCGGGTTAGCTCGAGCCACGTCAGTCCGCAGAAACGCTGTGACCGCCGCCGAAGGAGTCGTGATCCCGATGATGAATCCATCGACGTCCCGCGAGTCCTGCGTGAGCATCGCCTCGTTGGCCGTGAAGGTCGTAGCTTCGAGGATCACGGTGGTGTCTGCCTTGGTCTCAGCAAGCATTCCACCGGCGCGCTCGATCTCCGCTGTGATCGCGGCGCGCTCCGCCGAATCCAACACGGTGGGATTCACAGTGAGCGGCGTGGGGTTGACTGTCACCGGAGTCGGGTTGACCGTGACCGGCGTTGGATTCACGACAGGCGCAGGCACCGTGACCGCTACTTCCTCTGGCTTCGCCGCTGTCTTGGCGCGGTCGTAAGCAGGCGTGAGCGTATACCCGCCCTTGTCGGCGTTCGTGGCGACTCTAACACCCAAATTCATCAAGATGTCGGCCAGCCCGTTATCGCCCTGAATAAGTGTGTTCTTGTTGGCTGTTGCCTTCGCCTCTGTGGTCATGTCAGGCGGGACTCTGGCAATAGAGAAACCGAACGTGGTTGCTCCGGCCGCGACAATCTTCACGGCGGCATTCTGCGTGTCGTCCACTGTGACGCTGTAAGCCTCTCCGCAAATCGTGACCGGAGTGGAAGCGGCGGCGGCGGAACCGTACTGGACTGTGGCGGTTGCCGCGACGCCAATGAGGATACCCGTCCCGTCTGCCTTGTCGATGAAGAATGGAATCGTCTGTGTTCCCATGGTCTATCCCTTCGTGATTCCACCGAGAGTGCGGAAGATCGGGCGTCGTCGTCGTGCGTTGAGCGTGCCAGCGAGGAGCGATGTAGAGAGCGCGGCTATCTCGGCATCGGAAAGCAGGGACGTGAATGCAACCATCCGGTGCAAGTAGCCGGATGAGTTCGCAATCCCGAAGTTCACTCCCAAGCCAAGTGGCCGTGTGTATCCAGTGGAGGCTGTTCTGTGAACGCCGTCCACGGAGAGTTTGATTGCCCCTGCCGCCACGTCCCACCGCCCGGCGAACACGTGAGGAACGCCAGCGGTGACATTAGCCGTTGGTATGGTCGAAGCAGAAAGCGGCAGAGAGTTAGACCGCGCCCAAGCCCAGAAGCCAGTACCCTGTCGGCCTATCTGCTGGTCGTTAACCGCGCGGCCGCCCGTGCCAACCCAATCGAACAACGTCCCGTAGACGTTCCAAGGGACGACAGCGACAACGGCCACCGTCAGGCTACCCGAGCCAAGCGCCGCACTCGGGTAGGTTATCTGATCGTATGGTCGGAGAACCGGAGCAGTCGTTGTCGGGATGAACGAGGTCGGATATGCGAGTTCAACCTGAATGGCTGTGAAGTCGATTCCGAACGTGTCGCCTTCATGCCACTGGCTTGCGTTGCCTACGTTCAGGGTTATCTTTGCCGCAGAACCTAGAGCCGCAGGTGTAGTGATCGTGTAGGTGCATCGCCTGATCGTAGCGGAGTTATCCAGCACCATCGCGCCGCCAGATGATGTCGCACCCACTAGTCCGTAGTACGCTCCTGCCGCGTCGGTGAACTCGCAGAACGCTCCCGGATTACAGCCTGTCTGCCGCGCATATCGGTAGAAGAGACTGACCGAATATGTGGTGCTCGGCGCGAGTGCCAAGCCATTCAGAACGTCCTTTATCGACGCCCTCCCGTTGTAGATGCTCTGAGCAGCAGTCCCCGTCATGGAGATACGTTGCCACTTCGCTCCGTCCAAGAAATCCGAAGCGTCAATCAGGCTCTTTGTGTCGGTGGCGTTATAGCCTTGAAACACGAAACCGTCCGCGAACCCATCAGCGTTCACGTCCGAAGTGTTCATGGAGTTGATGAATCGGTTTGTGGCGGCACTCTCTCCTGCCGCCCAATAGCCACCACCGTTCGGGTACTTCTCGGCGGCAAGCAGGTTGGCACCAAACGCCTTGAGTTTGCCCGTGATCGGGTCGATACCGTAGACGCTTCCAGTGCGGTTGATGGCCGCAAGCGCGCCGGTCACAGCGTCTCGGATCGTGCCATCTGGCTGTGTCTGTAGGTCGATCGCGGCTCCTATGTATGCGCCCATCAGAAGCTCCGGCCGTCGATGAGTTCGTGCGTAAGATGGAGTGACGTGTCGCCCGCGTGTATGTCGCACTCGAGCGCGCGCCGAAGGTCGGTATCCGATCCGCCGCGCTCTTGCTCGACGTACTTCCAGAGCGGCATGGTCTCCGGAGGCGCGACCTGCACGCCGTCCGGAGTCTCGTGGCGGACGATGACCGGCATCGTTGAATCAAGGTCCAGCGGCGCGATCGCACGCGGCTCAGGCTGATCAGCGAACGAGCCACAGAGGATGACCAGGCCGGCTGCGAGAAGAGCCGCCAGGGCGATAGTGAGGACAGTCTTCATAGCGCATCCAACCCTTCGCGATCGCCGAGTACGAGCGTGCCGGTGCGGCCGTCGGCGCGAGACACCGCGGTGCCGCAGAAGATGAGACGACCGGAGCCGGTCGAGTGGTGAGCGTGGTGGCACTCGAGGCAGATCGGCACGTTATTCTCGAGGTCCTCGGGATCTCCGCCCTGGGAGCGGGGGACCACGTCGTGCATCTCGATCATCGACGGGTAGGTGAGCTCAACGAGTTCGCCGGCGACCCTGAACACGCGCTTATGGCTCGGGGCCCCGAACGAGGCACCGCACCAGGGAAGTGAGCAATAGGGCTGTCCGTCGACGTGCTTCATCGGGTCCTCTCGGGTTGTCCCGCTCGGTGAACGCACCGGCCCTGCGGCGGCGGGTGCGGTGCGCTCGTCGAGCGGGGCTGGCGGACCAGCCCCGCGGGTGTGCCTACTCCTGCGGCTCCGGGTTGACGAAGGGCTCGCCATCGTCGTCGCGGATCCACTGGCCGCCCGCCTCGCTCCAGGTGACCTCTACGCCGTCGACCGTCGACTTCGTGCCGTCTGCCGGCACTGTCGAAGTTGCGGCCGCTGCCACCTTGGCCTTCGCCTCGTCGATTAGGACGGTGAGCTTGACCGAGCCGATGTTGCCGGCGAACTCAAGGCCGAGCGCGGTGGCCTCGGTCTTGAGGTCCTCGTAACTGACCTTGGCGGGAGCCTCGGTCCCCGGAGCAGCGCCCGTGGCCCTCGTGGCTGCGGGAGCCTTGCCCTTGATCAGGCCGAGCTCCGCAGCGCGAGCGTCGGAGATACGCGCGCCCTCGATATGGAGCAGGCTGCGGCGGCCGTTGCCGTCCGTTCCGTAGATCCGTTCCTTGGTCGTATACATGGGGCCTCCCTTTCCGGTCGATTCGTTGTCGACGCGCCGGCTGGATGAGGAAGACCCCGCCCCGACGATGCAAGGCGGGGTCAATCCGTCAGCTCAGCGAGCGGGTCGTGCTAGGCCTGGGTGACTTCGCAGAAAGCCTGCGTCGACATGGGGCCGGCGGCCGCGCGGAAGTTCGCGAAGATCGCGATCATGCGCTTGGTGAAGTAGTCCGCGTGCGAGTCCGTCGCCGAGACGCTGAAGCCCTCGTGCATCCAGACGGCGAGCTCGCGCCAGACACCCGTGATGGGGTTGCCCGCGGTGATGTCCGGGTGACGCAGGACCAGTACGCCGTCGATGTCGATCGGGTTGTTCTGGCTGGGCGGGCCGTACAGGTAGCCACCGGTGGCGGTACCGACGCCGGCAGAGCTCTCGCGAGCGAAGCGCAGCGTCTTGTAGTCGGCCGGGCACAGGAACGTGGCGGACGGCATCTCGCCGTAGCTGTCGAGCACGACCTGCTGCGCGTCGAAGATGCTGCCGATCAGGGCGTCGGCGGTCACGCCGGCGCGCACGATCGAGCCGATGCCCTCGGCGTTGTAGATACCGGTGAGGTTCTCGCCGAGACCGTCGCCCACGAAGAGCTGGCTGGCGAGCTTGCGACGCAGGCCCCAGATCATCTTCGTATCGACCAGGGACTGCAGGCCGGCGACGTCGTCGAAGATCTCGCGAGGAGCGGCGGTGAAGTGCGAGATGTTCTTGACGTCGTACTTGACGATGTCCAGCTCGAGGTTGGACTCGGCGGCGGCGGCACCGTTGGCGCGACCGGCGGCGTTGTTGGTGAAGAGCTTCTCGATGACCCACTTGACCTGAGTCGAGTCGGTGGTGAGCATGCTCACGAGATCGAGGATGGTGAGCGCGGGCATGAGCGGAAGCGAGCGGATGCCCGGCAGCTGGTCGGGGGCGATGACGCTGTCGCCGACCGGAAGCGTGATGGCGGCACGAGCCTGCTCACGCGTGGAGATCATGGACGATCCGGTGGTGCCGATGCGACCGGGGCCGCTCGGGTTGGACTTCTTCACCTCGGCGAAGACGTCGCTGTCGGTGAACGAACGGCCGAGGTCGAGCGCCTCGCGACCGACACTGACGGTAGCGGCGGCCTGACCGATGCGCGACACCGCAGCGGGGATGACGCCCTTGACGTCGTTCTCGCCCAGAGCGACGGCGAGACGGTCGTAGTCCGCGACGGCGGCCTCGGCGGTCTTGGACGCAAGGTCGAACGCGTCCATCGCGGCTTCGGATGCCTTGAGCTCGGGCAGATCCTCGAGCTTGGCTCCTTCAGGGATGATGGCGGAAGATAGAACCTTCCGTGCCTCCAGTACAGCAGCCCATGCCTGGGACGCCTCGGCGGTCATGGCGTCGGCTCGCTGGCGAGCTTTAAGCAACTTGCTCATATCTAGGACCTTCCTCTCAGCTGGCTCGACGTCAATTGCGTCGCTACTACGTGACCCACGATGCGTGGCGTGTCAGCCGGCACCTTCGTGGGAGTGGTTCCGGTGTTATCGGGCGCAGCTTCAGCCGCGAGCGCCTCGAGTCGTGCGGGGATGGGAGCGAAGCCCATGGCCGCGAACGGGGTCGACCCGACGTGAGCGCATGCCGCCGCTTCCAGAGCTGGTTTGATGGTGTCGACGAATCCCCAGTCGAGCGCCTCGTCTGCATCCAGGTACACGGTGGCGGCCAGCGCGTCCATCAGCTCGACGTCGGTCTTGGTGCACCGCGCCATGTATCCGCCGAGAAGCGTCGAGGTGCACTTGCGCAGATAAGCAACTACCTCGGTCATGACCTGCTCGAGGTAGTCTTCATTGCCAGCCTCGAAGACGTACGTCCACGGCTTGTGGATCATGAAGAGGGTGTTGTCGTACATGGTGATGCAGCCCGGATCGGCGGCCTGTGTGAGGTAGGTCGCGGCGCTCGCGGTGTGGCCTTCGATGATGGCGCTCACCTTGGCCGGGTGCTGGCGCAGCGCGTTGAAGATCGCGATCGCGTCGGATACGCACCCGCCTGGGGAACTCATGTGCAGCACTATCTCGTCGGTCGTGATGCCGACGATGGTCTGGCATAGCTCCTTGGCTGTGAGCGACGGATCCCACCAGTCGTCGCCGATGACGTCGTAGACCCAGATGTCGGTCACGGTCGCGCCGATATCCACCGACTTGGCCCCGACCTCGTACCAGGGGCCTGTCGCCTTCGGGAATGGCTTGTCCGCGAGCTTCGCCCGGCCAACGCGGCTCATGGCCTTCGGAATGATTAGAGGATCCATCGTCTTTACTCCTTTGCCGTCAGTGCGTCGGAGACGAGCTTGTCTGCGGCGGTCTTAGCCGCGAGCGCGGCGGGCGTAGCGGCGATATCTGCCGCGAGCGTCTGGTCGTACTGCTCGAGCGGGATCATGTTGGCCGGCACGAAGATGGTGTCGGCGAGGGGATGGTCTATGGGCGGTTCGTTGCGATCGCGCAGGCGCTGGTTGATCGTCGAGCTGGCGCTTTGCATGGAGAGCATCGCGGCGCGTGCCTGGGACTCGCTGTCCGGGCTCAGCAGCGCGGACAGGTCGAACTCGAGGAACATCCCGGACCATGCGGCCTCGGGGAACACGAGCTGGCTGTTCAGGCCAGACTCGATCAGGTCGACCTTGGGGCCGATGCCGTCGACGTAGAACGACTGGCGCCACTCGCGGGCGCTGGCGTAGGTGGTCGCTTGGCCGGTGGTCGAGAAGCCGAGCACCGCAGGCTGGGTGTCGTAGCACGCGCATATGGCCTCGATGGAGGACTGCTTCTGCTTGATGAGGTCCAGGTCGACGGCCGACATGCCAGTGAGCGGCTTGACGTCGCTTCCCTCGCCGAAGATCGCGTACTGCTTGCCACTCGGGCCTCGGTAGAGGTCGTCGAGTCCGGCGCGCAGCGCCTTCATCACCGGCTCGTTGGTGACGTTGGCCTTCGTCGTGTAGATGGCCTTGGCCGAGAACGAGTTGTGCATCGCCTCGGACTGCCACTTGATGGCGTCCTCTTCCAGCCCGATCGTGCGGCGGAGCGGCTCGAGGGGAGACACGCCCCCGCCGAGAAGCTCGAGATACACGACATCTCGCGGGTCGACGACGTAGATGGTGCCGCCGATCGTGATGTGGAAGTTGTAGATCCCGCGCGCGTCGCTGTAGGGCTGCACGCAGGACCATGGCACCGGCCACACCTGGTCGGGAGTCATGCCGGCACGCCCGCGGAAGTTCCACGCGAGGCACTTGCCGTTGACCAGCAAGTCGAATCCGAGTGCCGCGATCAGGTCGCGCCTCGAGTGACGCGGCCAAGGCTGGCGCACGAGCGTCGGGAGATCCCCGGAGCGGACGTGCTGTCGGCTCTCGCCGTCCTCGCCGAACTGGTAGGCCTTGAGCGGCAGACGCGACATGCCGTACAGCAGCCGGTTCACGACCGAGAACACCGCCGGCTGGCGGCGGTAGATCGCTTCGTATGCCATGGCCTTGTAGGTGTCGCTCGGATCAGAGAACACCCGAGGGGCCATGGAGAAGCCCGGGGTGACCTCGGCGATGGAAGTAGGCAGGCCGTTGCTCAGCAGGAGGGTCACGAGACCTCCCCGGCGGCGACGGTGTTGAGGTCCTGCATCCAGTCGACGTTCGCCTTGGGAATCACCTGGGCGCCGTCCACAGGCGTGAACTCCTTCGCGCCGCTCGGAGCTGCCGACGCATGCACGAGCACTATGCTGTCGACGTAGACGCCCTGCAGCACGCCGCGCATGGACGTGCCGCTCTTCAGGTGGACGGCCACGGTCCTGCGCAACATCCGGTGCAGGTAGACGCCGCGAGTGGACAAGAGCGCCAGCCCGACGACGGCAGCGATCACGAGGAGCTTGATGACCAGGGATGTGTTCATGGCTTGATGGTGCGGGGCGTGTCAGCCGTCAGAACGAGACCTGCGCGCCGCCGGCCGTCAGCTGCCACTCGGACTCGGCGACGAATGTCACCATGACGAGCGCCACCGCAGCGTCGATCTTGCGGGCTTCCTCGATCTTGCCGAGGCGCGGGCCGTATGCGGTGGGCTCCTGAGCGGCGTTGAGCACCTGCTCGCGCAGCCCCTTTTCCCCGCCGTGCCGGGCGCGCTGGGAAGAGACGACCGACCAGGTCACGTCGTAGGCGCGCGCCATGTTCTCGGCGCTCTGGCGGTAGGCCTCAACGTCGATGCCGTGCTGGTTGGCGAGCTCCATCATCTCGAGCACGAAGTAGTTCTTGTCGCAGATCATGCGCTCGACGTAGAACTGGCTGAGGATGTCGAGGGCCGTGGACATCATCAGCCCACGATTGATAGGCATACCGGGTTCGTCCGGGTAGATGATCCACGCCACCCAGTTGTGGATGCCGTCCTCGTCGACCTGGTCGAGGACGAAGGCCGTCGAGTCGCGGGAGAACGACGCATCGGCGGACAGGTACGACGGAAGCGCGGGATCGATGACCGACATGGCGGCCAGCGCGTCCCAGGACTTGGAGTCGAACGCGATCATCTTGCCCGTCGACGGGAATCGGTTGAGGTGATACCGCTCGAAGTCCCACGGGGGGAGCGTGTCGTGCGCGTGCCTCAGCGCGGCCATGGAGATCCACGGCATGGGGTTCGCCTTGCGCCACACCTTCGGGTCGTGCATGTCGTCTTCGTCGTCGGCGCCGCACCAGTAGACGTGCGCGGCCTTGTCCTTCTTCCACTTGGCGATGAGCTCCCAGAGCGGCCCCTTGCGCACCGGGCCCGCCGTCGATAGCACGATCACCAGTGCGCCACGGTCCCAGTTGCCGATCATGCCCGACGTCATGGCGTTGAGGACGTGGTCGTTCTTGTGCACGTGGTACTCGTCTACGACCACGACGTCAGCGTGCTTTGACTGGACGCTCTTCTCGTCGCCCGGCAGGACCTCGAACTTGGCCCCGGTCTCCTTGATGTAGATGACGTCTTTCTGCACGTCGCACGCGCGGCGCAGCAGCGGGTCGTGCAGCACCATGGTGCGTAGCTTGTTGAAGACGGCACGCGCCTGGGGCTTGTCGCGGGCCACGAAGTAGTACTGCCCCTGGTACTTCGGCTCGAGGAACGCGATCGCCAAGACCAGACACGCCGCTACCTCAGATTTCGCACCGTCTCGCGACAGGCCGATGAGGACCTTCTTGATGCGTCGCTTACCCTTCGCGTCCACGTTCGCGAAGATCGGCAGGACGATGTTCTCGAGCTGGAAGTCCGCGAACTCGATCGGCTGGAACGCGACACCGTTTGGTGGCGGCTCGCCGTCGACGTGGATGAGGTGCTTGCGCGTGAACGCCGCGACCATGCGTGCCTTGTGCAGCCCGAGCTCTGAGTATCTCGGCTTGGCCGGCAGGCGCTTGCGCGCCGGTGAACGCGGGGATGCCTTCTTGGTGGGGCGTGGTTTGGCGGCGGTCTTCTCCGCGCTCACTTGCCGTCCTTCTTCGCGGTCGTTTTCTCGCGCTTCTTTGCGGTCGTCTTCTTGGGCTTCTTGGGCGCCGGCAGCTTCTTGGGCTGCTTCTTCGCCTGCATCAGCGCCAGATCCTCGGCTTCGAGGTCGGCCTCCAGGTCGTCCTTGATGCCGATGGCGATCGAGGCAGTCGCGATGGCCATGAGGTTTCCGCGGATACGTGCCATTGGCGTGAGCGCGAGGTCGGAGGCGAGCAGCCGCACGGTGTTCGATGACTCCCGGTGCAGCTTGCACGCGGGGTTGGCCTTGAGTTTCCAGCCCACTACCTCTGCGATTCCCGTCTCCCGATCGGTCGCGATGATCGGCTCCTTCATCATCGCGCCGTACTCCTCGATGGTCGCCTCGCACTCGATGGCGATCGCCGCCTGCACGCTGTAGTTGCGCAGCTGCAGCAGATCGGGTTCTCTGAGGTGGCCGAGCGCAACCATGTCGGTGACACACACCCGCCAGACCTCGCAGGCGAGCGGGGAGAGCCCGGCCGGAGGCTCGGCGCCGACCAGTTTCGCGGACACAGGGGCGACCTCGATCGACTCGCCCTGCCCTACGGCGGCGCGATGCCCGGTGCGAGTCGCTTCATCCTTGGGTATGCGGCCCTTCGTCATGCCGACCACCCGGGGAAGTTGCGCTCGAGAGCGGCGATTATCTCGAGATACATGGCTTCGCAGCCCGCGGCCAGGCGCGGATTGGGCTCTTCGATCGCCAGACGGCGGAAGGCGGCGGCGATAGTCGAGGACTCAGCGACCGCATTGGTGATCTGCTTGGTGGGCGCATCGCTCTGGATGTGGAGCTCGCCCTCGTAGGCGCGGATCCACGTGGCGTTCTGCTGTCGGTTGCGCTCGGCGCGCTTCCTGCAGGCACGTGCGAAGTAGCGTCGCGGTCTGCCCGGGCGCCCTTCCTCTACCTCGAATTCTCGACCGCATCCGCAGTCACACACCTTGGTTTCCATGGCTTGATGGTGCGTTTCGTGTCAGCCGCGAAAGCGTTTCGTGTCGGCAGCGGCTCCCTCAGGCGAAAACTCCCACTTTCGGGCTCGTGTCGTTTTAGTAGGACGCGGGTCTGCAGCGGAATGGGTCTAGACAATCAGAGGGGGTATACCCCTGCTGGTATCGACAAATGGTTTGACTTCCGACTGTTGCATCCGAAGTGCGCTGCCTTCACGTTGTTCATCGCGTGCACACCGCCGCGGGAGATCGGAATGACGTGATCTATCGACGCAGCGCGTGACGTGCTCGGATGGGCGTCACGATCAATGGGGTATCCGCAGATGTGACACAGCCAGTGATCTCTTTCGTAGACAGCACGAGGGTCAACGTCTTCGATGTGGACTCCCGCCTTGAGGGCACGCTTGACCTGCTTCTGCTGCCACTTGGCGGCACGATACTCAGGGGTCAACCTGTGCTCGCGCAGCTTCTCAAGCGATGCGTCCAGCCAGCAGGACCCGCAGTAGTGCTTCTTCCACTCACGGGGTCCACCACAGCGCGCGCATGCTGGCTTGTCCCAGCACTCGCACCGCGCGCTCCCGCCGACGTCCACGTACCTGGTACCGCAATAGCGGCACACCGACCACGGAATCAGCAAGCCCAACTCCGTACGCTGTCCGTTGAGCCCCAGACTCAGCACCTTGCCGCACATGCGACCGCACGTCCTCTGAGCCTTGTAGGTAGGTGAGTAGTCGTCGCCACACACCGCGCATGTCCGTGTCCGGTATCTACTCATCGTCGCATCATATATGGGCGCTCTGACACTCCGATCACTTGGTGTACCGGCTGTGATGCGCGTGGTACAGGCATCGCAGGTTCACGACATCGTCGCGGTTGCCTACGGGGTTGGTGATGTGGTGGCACTCCCAGCGCGCGCCCTCGGGCCAAAGGGGCCCCTTGAGCTTCATCCGGCACCCGCACTCGCAGCGGCCGCCGGCCAGAGCATAGCGCGCCATGCGGTTGGCTCGGTAGACCGGGTCTCGGTAGCTGGCTCGGTTGGGGTTGTGGGCGAAGCGTTGTGCCTCTGTCGGCCGCTTCTCGCACACCGGGCACCGCTGCCCCACGCCGATGCGCTTGCCGCAAAGGCAGGTGTGGGCGAATGGGCTGGTCACCTGAGGGCCTTCAAGACGTTGTCGATGATGTTCACGACGACGTGATAGAGCACAATGATGAGCAGCACCCGATTAGTTGTCATGTGTTCCCGCTTCATTTCTCCAGCTCTCTCTTCTTCAATCGGGACTTCTGTTGCCAGACGACCTGCTGGATCTTGTGCGCCTCGATGGCGGCGAGCTGCTCGGTCTGGATCTCGATGAGCACTCCCTTGTGACACACGACGCACAGGCCAGTGCGCTCGACGGTGACCGGCCTGCGGCTGCACATGGGGCATATCTCCGCGCCACGTGCAGCCAGGGCGAGACGAGCGACCACGACGCATGACTTGACCTTGCCCGCGATCATCAGGTCCCGCAGCGTCGACGTCTTGTCATCTGAGACGAGTGAGACGTTGCGTGGCTGCCCGATCACCAGGCCGCGCCTGCTGCCCGCGAGGCGCCATGACAGCCCCAGCGCGTACCCCTTCTTGCGCACGGCCCTGGGAGAATGCGTGGTGATCGCCTCGTGTATCTGCTCTGGGGTTGCGCCGTTCTTGTGCATCGTTCTTAGGGTCCGGAGGTCGAGCGTTCCCCAATCACTCACAGCAACGTCCCCTGTTCTGCGCGATCGACTTGCGGCCCCTGCTTCTTGACGCCCTCTTTGCATGCTCTCGATCCTGCCTTGGTCTCGATGTCGCGGAACACCAGGCACGACCCGTCCTTGAACCAGCACTCGCACTCTCCGCACGTCTTGGGCCTGCTCTTCACGACCGGCTCCCTTTGCTACGGCGATTGCGCTCCATGCGGGCCTGTAGGCAGCGGGTACACGGGCACTTGCTCACGATCTGTCCGGGTGCGAGCACGGTGACAACGACCCCGCCAGCCACCACGATGAGGTGAACGCCATCGGCCGTGATCATCACCCGCGTCTTGTCGCGGTAGCGATGCGAGACCTTCGCCGTGGCGATCGCGTCGACCACGGAGACGGCAGCGGCCCACACGTCGGTCGCCTTCGGACGTGGGATTCCCAAGACCCGCTGTGCGTACCTGACAGCCGCATGCGGCGTGCAGGTGTATCCCTCCTGCGGAGGGCAGGCGTGAGTGACCTGCTCCCTCCGCGGCTTCTTCACTAGACTGCCTCGGCGATGAGCTCGCGGATACGGTCTACGTTGCCCTCGATGGACTCACGGGCGCTTGCCGGCACACGGAACGACGAGGCTTCGAGCGTGGCGCAGATGAGGCGCAGGCGGGTCTCGATGAGCTCGATGCGGTGGTCGGCAACGATGGACGTCGGAGTGCTCTTGAGGGTCACCACGGTACGTCTGGAGCGCACACCGAGGAACTCCGATAGGCAGGCCGCCGGGCACTCGTCACAGACCGTGTCGCACTCGTGACTGCCGCCCACCTCGCCAGCCGCAGGCAGTGACGTTGTGGTCTCTACGGGCCACCTGTTGAGCCTGTAGTCCTTCTCCTGCTTCGTTTCTGGTGGAAGAGCGATGGTGCCGCCCGCGTGGCCGTTCGTGCGGTACGGGGCGAGCGGGTCTGCTTCGGAGTAGTCGATGGCGTTGGGGTCGACCTTGGGCGTGTGCGGGAAGACGCTGCTGATCGTGGGCATGGCCAGTCGCGGTGCGGTGAGCGTGGTCGTGTCGCCCGCCTCGCTGTCGGGCGTGGGTGCGTCCGGGAACGGCTCGGCCGGGAGCGTGAACGCGAGCGTGTCGTTGGGTGTGGTCGTGGTTGTGATGTCGGCGCTCGCCTCGGTCGTGGGCGCTTCGGGTGCGGGCCGCTTCCTCAGCGAGATGTGGTTGGACCCCGCGAAGCCCTTGACGGTGTCGGTCGAGCGGCCGAGGAGTTCGGCGACCGCGTGGCCGCCGAGATGTGCGTTGTCCCTGAGCATCTTGACGTCGGCCTTGCTCCACAGCTTGTACTCTCGAGTGGGCATGCGATCTGCTCTCCTGTTCCTGGTCAGTCGCTTGGCGGGCTTGGGTTCGGGTGGCTTGGGCTTGCAGCTCGAGCAGTAGCCGTGGCGTCCTGCCATGTACTCGGGCTTGTGGCAGACGGGGCAGGTGTGTTCGCTTCCCCGGTCGTTGCCCAGGACTACGGAGCCTAGTGCTGTCTGCTGACGCTCTGCGATGCGGTCGAAGAAGTCGTTGGCCTGGATGGCGCGGGTCACGACGCCTCCTCGAGCAGCAGGCGGGAGACGTGGACGCCGAGGGTGACCGCGATCGCGTCCAGGGCGTAGATGTCGGTCCTGAGCGTGTCTCCGCTCATGAGTCGGTTGATACGACGTGAGGTGACGCCCGCCATGTCGGCGATGATCTGCAGTCCGGCGTTGGGCGATGGCGTGCCGAATGCCTCGTTGCTGGCGTGTACGCGCTTGTCGGGATCCCTTATGCGCTCTTCGACGGCGCGCTTGAGCGCGGCGGAGTCGACGTAGACGTGGTCGGCCCTTCTCCCACGCCGCCGGCCTTCAACGACGACGTGGGTGTCGCTCTTGCCTGCTATCAGCGAGCCGGGGGCCGCGTACTGCTGTGTGGAGGTTGTCATCGTCACCACTCCAAGACGGTGGCCTTGAAGGCACCGCGGCTGTGGGGGACTGCGTCGAAGTACATGCCGCTGCTAAATCCCGGCTGTGGGATGACTCGCCACCACAGGTGCACGACGTGGTCGGAGGGGTTGGCGTGCTTGGCCAGGTGACGCGCACTGTCCCTGTAGCCGGGGACCTCGTCTGTGAGCAGGCCGACGTAGAGCGCGCGGATGAACAGTTCCTTGTCGACGTGCTGGCCCTTGACCATCCAGCCCATCTGACCGCCCTCGAACTCCATGAGCGGAGTGATGTCGGAGAGGATGTCGCCCACCTCGGCCGGTATCGCATCGAGGACTCTCTTCGCCTCCTCGGACTCGATAGTGCGAAGGTCCTGCTCATGGGCGCGGCGCGACTTCTCGGCAGACTCGGTGCGCATCCGTTCCCAGATGACCACCTGGTGGTCTGTGATCGCCTCGAGGAACGCATCGTCGCCGATGGGCTCGAGTACGGGTGGCATGTGACCGACCTGTGGGTGCAGGTCCGCGCACCGGTGCTCGGGTTTGTCGGCCATGCGCCAAGTGGAATCGCTGAATGCGACTGACTTGCAGCGTGCGCAGCGGAAGTGCTGCGTGGTGGGTATCTGGTCGGTCATGACCGCACCGGCTTGGGGATCTCTTGCCTCTTTGAGCATGCGGGCGGGTAGTCAGGCCAGTACTCGTCGGACCGCTGCCTTACGACAGGCTCTCCGGGACGTTCGAAACAGAGGTCTCGGTGCTCACTCCTGTCGCCGACTCGCTTGAGGAACATGCAGCCTTCGCAGGTATTCGCGGTCGTCATCAGAGACACCCGCTCGAGTCGTGGTAGAAGCCGGTGAGCGTCGCCTGTTGGATCGCTTCATTCGTCACGTCGGCGGGAAGAGTCCAGAGCCGCTGTGCGCCCTTGCACGGGATAGGCTCCTGCATCGCCGCGAGACTCCCGACGCGCCAGCCGTAGCGACCTTCCGAGAAGTCGCCGAGGGCGAGCTCCCGGCGGGACAGGGCAGCGATGTCAGGCGCGGCGACGCCGACGATTCGGTCGAACGTGCAGAGCGCCACCACGGCGCCGAGGGGGAATGCCTTCGCCCCGGCCTCCCAACCGTAGCTATTCTGGACAGCCTGCCGCGCCTTGTACTCGGGTCCATACAGGCGGTCCGGCTCGGGCCGCTTCGCCGCGTGGATGGCGATGACTTCGCCGGGCATGACGAGCTGCCGCCACGAGCGGGTCTCGATACGCTTGTAGCCGAGTGCGAGGAACGACGCCCACGGCTGCCAGATGGTGAGCGCCCTCACAGGACGTCACCTACTGTCGCGGTGGGGGCAATCGCTTTGCGGTATTCGCCTATCGCCCACGTGATCGCGTACAGCGCCCAGATGTAGCGCCGTGTGAAGCGGCGGAGGTCCCACTCCCACGAGTCGCCGCACTCGATACGATCGCCGAAGCGGAAGTCGTTCAGCCGAGCGTGAGCCGATTCCTCGCTGATGCTGTCGCTCATGTCGAGCAGCTCGTCCTCTACGGCAGACGTGAACTCGTCGCGCTTGCCGGCGTTGTCCTCGTCCGTCGTCTCGTACTCGTCGGCGAACCCTGCAATGACTTCGTCGCGCCACTCCTCGACGCGCTCTCGGTACACGTCCTCCGAGAACTCGCTCACGCCGTCATCGCATGCGGCCTGGACCTTCTCCCGCCAGTAATCAGGATTGATGCCGTCCGCGCCGAAGAAGCCAAACATGTCGTCGGTGCGGCTGAACACGTAGTCGCCCATGTCGCCGACGAAGGCGAGGTAGCCGGGCCACGTGATGATGTCGAAACTGCACGCCCCCGTACCCGGGCGCTGCAGGCGAAGGTGCCGGTAGAGGCCCTCTTCGCGGATGATGGTCAGCTCGTGAGCGGCGGTGTCTTCGGTGAAGCGTTCTTGGATGCGGCGCGGTTCAGTCATGACTGCTCACCTGCGTCGGTGAACGCCGCGAGGCGGCACTCGCCTGTGCCGCCGCCTACGCACTCGCCAGACGGCTCGGTATCGCCCTCGTCGTCGTAGCATCCGTGGCAGGTGCCGCAGACCATGTAGAACAGCGGGCACTCGTCCTCTTGGCACTCCTCGGTGTCCCACTTCTGGCGGTTGAGGCAGCAGGCAAGGCCAATAGTCAGGCGCATGGCGTCGATCTCGGCGGACTTGGCGTCGACGGTGCGCTTGTATCGAGCGATCTGGTGACGCTGTTTGTGTATCGGGTTGTCGTCGGGGTGCCGCGTGACGGTGACCTCGCTGATGCCGCGAGTGTCGGGCTCCGAGATCTCGATGCTGAGCCGGTTGCCGGCGGCGTCGCGGGCGAACGTGTCATGTAGCGTCTGCCGGTCGAACTCGATGAGGACGGTGTCGCTCACGACTGCATCACCGCCAGCCTTTCCTCGAGGGTGATGCGCTCGCGGGCCGCTGTCGGCACTTTTCCGTTGAGCATCCATGACGCCTGCTCGATGGCCGACATGCGCTCCATCAGGGTCTCGTCCGGGACTGCGGGGAACTTGCAGACGGCAGCGGTGTCCTCAATGTCCAGCTCGACGTCGAACGGGGAGTAGGCGAAGCGGGCCTTGCGTGACGCGTCCTGCGCGCTGTCCGCCTCAACAGTGACCGTGACCGTTCCAGTGAGCATGACGGTAACTTCGTACTCTCCAGGGCCGTCGTATTCCTTGGTCATCGCGAGCCCTCCAATGCCTCATGGCGGCCGACGATCTTGAGCAGGTAGATGAGCAGGTCGGCGGCGGATTGCTCGGTATGACCCGTGTTCCCTGTGCCTTCATCAGCGAACGCGCCCTCGAATATCGTGTGGAGTTCGTAGACGTCGGCGGCGTTGCCCTCGATCACCATGGCTGCGAGGCCGAGGAGATCTGAGGCGGAGGCGAGGTCTATGACGGTGTCCTCGGGCTCCGGTGCTACCGGTAGTTCTGCGGAGAGGAAGGCGAGTGCGAAGGCCGCCCACGCGCCGGCGCGGATGACTGCCCCGCGCTGCACGTGGCCGGGGATGCTGTCCTCGGCCTTGATACCTGCGTCCCTCAGCGCGACGAGGTATGGGTGCAACGTCTCGTCGCCTGTCCAGGACGTTCTCATATGGTCGCCGTCGTGCCGCGCAAAGGACGCTTCGACCTGTTGCGCCAGTAGCGCAACGATCGGGCGTACGGAGATCGTCACTCTCTCATCGGTATTGCTCATGTCCCGGACGGTGAGTGCGTCTGTCATCGCTACACCACCGCCACGAACGTCAGGGTGATGGTGTTGCTGTCGTCGGGCTCGATCATGGTCGACTTCAGGTTGTGCGCTTCGGCGTACCTGGTCGCGAAGAGGCGAGCGTCTGTGAGCGCAGCGCCGACGGGGCGGCGGGCGTTGAAGGTGAAGTCGACGAACCGCAGTTTCGGCGTGCAGTCGAGATCCATGCGCTTCTCGACGCTGTAGACGATCTCGCCGTGCCAGTGCATGCACGGAGCCGTCGTGTAGGGCTCGGACACGGCTACCAGCATGCGATCGGCGTCGTCGGAGGCGAACTCCTTGGAGATCCGCGCGTCGGCGAAGGGGTTCTCCGTGTCACCCTGGATGGGCTCGATGCCGCCCACCTCGGCGGGTTGGTCATTCGCCAGCAGCCAGTGTGGGTATGGGCTGATTCCGCCGGGGCAGCTGAAATCACAGTCGGAGAGCTGGTCGGCGGTGCCGTACTTGCACGCCTTGCTACTGCGGTAGCAGGCGACCTGGTTGGGAATGACCGTGGACTCTGCGATATCGGCGTCCGCGCCGGCGGCTTCCAGCAGGGCCTCGAAGCTCCAGAGGCCGCCGAGTCCCTGCGTGGGAGCGTCGAACGTGCAGCCGCCGACGATGGCGAGCTTGTTGGCGATGGCGATCGCGTCGGTCGGGAACTTGCCCGGCGTCCCTGCGACGATGAAGCGGACCGTGGCAGCTTCGGTGCTCACGTCGGCGATGGTGAGCGTGAGGTGGATGTCCCAGTGCTCTGCGCCTACGCCCTTGGTGTTGAGCTTGGCGGTGCCTTCGTCCAGAGCGCGCTTCCAGAGCCTCGAGAGGTCGGGAGACGAGAGCGCGATGATGTTGCCGCCCACCTCGGGCGTGGTCCACGACTCTTCGGCCTGTGCGACGGCGTCTGCGAGGTTGACGACGTTCGTGCTCGGAGTGCGGATTTCCCCTTCGTGGGCACCCTCTTCCACGAGGGGCGTGGCGTCGGTGTTCTCGCACTCGTCGGTCCCGTCGTCGCGAGGCACGCCGATCTCGTCGAGGAACGGCTCGATCGCGTCGACGAAGGCCTCTGCCGAGATGTGCGCGTGGTCGGTCGGGTTGGCGATGGCTGCGCACCGCTCGGCCGTGAGCGGTGTTCCGACGTCGATCCGCTTCGTGCTCTTGTCCGCGCGCTTGGCGAGGCATGCGTCGATGAAGGAGTCTTCGCACTCGGCGAGGTCGTAGAGGTTGTGCGTGAGCGCGTCGAAGTACGTGATGACGTCCAGCGGTGCGTCGCCCCCGTCCGCCAGGGCGTGCACCATGGCGTCGAACTTATTGTGGTCTGCGAGGCGCTTCTCCATCGCGGCGATCGCGAGTGCGACCACGCCGTTGAGCGGGGATGTGGGCTTGGAGCCTGCCGCGAGGCCGATCTCGTCGAGGACCTTGCAGCTCTGCGGGCCTGCGAACACTCCGTGGCTCCAGGTGTAGGCGAGCGCCCAGAGCACGATGGCGGAGTCCGCCTTGTCGCGCTTGGTCAGCAGCAGTCCGGAGAGGAAGCGCAGCCGCACGGCGGTCGCTGCCCTGTGGGCGGCGCGGTTCTCCCGCTTGGCCTTCTCGGCGGCCTTGTCCTTCACTTCGCCGGTCCTGGAAGTCCCCAGTCCGTGCTCCGCCGGCTTGGTGCAGTAGTAGTCGATGTCTCCCGAGTAGCCGACCACGGCGATGTGGCCGGGGCACGAGGCGTGCGCTTCGGCCGTGGTCTTGGCTTCCTTGAGCGTCGCCCAGCTCCAGTTGCGCTGGCTCTCCGTGTGGATCTTCGTGCCGGCGGCCCTGAGCTCGGCTCTCGAGGCGGCGCGCTTCTCTGCGCGGTCACGGTTCTGACGACGGCGCTCGAGGTCGTGGGCGAACCCGCGACCGACGTTGCCCAGGAGCGAGCTGTACGCCTCGGGGTCGGCTTCGAACTCCATCAGGCCGGCTGCCTCGTCGAGTGTGGCCTCGAACACGTAGGAGTCGTTGGCGACCTTCTCGCTGGCGTCGACGAGCGTGGCGATGGTGGAGGCCTTGGGCATCTCGTCGAGTCCGACGATCCGGGCGGCCTTCTTCTTCTCGACGCCGGTGGCGAACATCGTCTGGTATCCGCGGGCCTTCTCGATCGCGGAGAGGTCGTCCCTCGACGTGTTCTCGGCCATGATGGCGCTGATCTGCGCTGCCTTGTCCAAGCCTTCTCTGACCAGCACGACGATCTCGGTGTTGCCGAGCAGCTTCCACGCCTCGATGCGACGATGTCCGGCTATCGTGGTGAATCGGTCACCGGCTTCGATGAGCAGCGGCGGGTGGATGATGTAGCCGACTGCGGTGATCTCCTTGGCAAGCTCTTCGATGGTCCGGAGCGTCAACCTCGGCTGGTCCGGGTTCGGATCGATGAGGTCGAGCTTCACTGTCCTGAGTTCCATGCGGCGTTTCTCCTATCCGGGGATGGGCGCGCCCCGCTTGGGGGTCGAGGCGCGCCCGATGGGGGGCTTATCTGACGGGTCGGTTGGCCTCGTCGTATGATTCCGCGAACGAAACCTGGTCGAGTTCGGCGGCGGCGTAGGACATGGTCGTCGGGGAGGTGGTGTCGTAGAGGCCGCTCGCGCCGAGTCCGACGAGCGCGCCGGTGGCCGCGACGGTGAACCAGTCGGCGCCTGCGAACGCGGCGCCGGCCTTCCATGCCGCGAGGTTCAGGGCGATGCCGATGACCAGTGCCGCCAGCGCGGACCACTTACCGGTCACGCCGAACGACTTGACGAGGTTCACGAGCGCGATGACGCCTGCCGCGCTGATGAGGATGAGGACTGCGGTGTTCATGTCTTCTCCGAATCGGTGGAAGTGTCGGGACATTGCACGCGGGACATTACGGCTGGTCGGCATCACCACGGTTCGGGTCGATGGGCCGGCAGGGACGAAGGAAGCACCGGCCGAACTCGGCCACGTCGCAGCACGGGAAGCTCGGGCAGTCGTGCACGTCCGCCTCGGTCGGGATGACGGAGTCTTGCGTGGCGTCTTTCATCGGGATCCCCCTGGTGTCGGAGTGGCGTTCTTCGTGAGCTCGCGCTTGGAGCCGCGGATGTTGAAGCTGACCTGGTGCGTCGCCTCGAGGTAGCGGGCGAGGTCTGCCGTGATCCGGTGGTCGATGCCGCGGTAGGTCCCCCCGTCGAGGTGGTACTCCCGCGCCCTCTCGGCCAGACCGGGCTCGCAGTCCAGGCGCATGGAGCACTTCCGACCCTGCTTGTTGACCTCGCGGGCGGCGTGGACGATGTAGCGCGTGGCCTCGGGATGCTCTGCGCACCACTTCGCGCAGTGGACGTAGCCGATGGGGTCTGCCGTGACCTGGTCGAGCGTCATCTGGACCATGGCCTAGTACCAGCCTTTCGCTTTGTGGTCGGCGAGTGCCTTGCTGGGGGATCCGTAGCGGGACCTGCAGTACGAGATCGCGTGATCGGCCGACCAGAGGTTGTCGCACCGGTTGGCGTACGAGCCCTTGTCCGAGTCCAGCTGGAAGAGTCCGACACACTCGCGTCCTCGGGCATAGGCTCTGGAGTTCTGGCCCGTCGTGCTCTCGCGGCGCGCCAGTTCGAGCATCGCGGCGGTGTCTGCCGCACTCAGGTGGCGGAGGGCGCACACGCGGCGTATGAGGGCCTTGACCGACGACGTGCCCGCCTTCTGGAAGCCCGACTTGGCGGTGCTCTTCTTGTGTGCCGCTGTCGTGGCAGTCTTCGTGACCACCGGCCTGACCGCCGCCAGCCTCGCCTTGAGCTCCTCGTTGTCCTCTGCGACCGCTTTGGCCTCTGCGGCCAGTCCGGCGATCGTGCGCGACGCCTCGAGGGCGCGCAGTTCTGCGACCGCTTCGGCCGCGGAGCGTTGCGTGCGCAGCTCCAGGGCGTGGGCGGTGTCTGCCTTGGCCAGCCCGAAGGCTCGTCCCGATCCGTAGCCGTTCGCCCACGTCGCGAAGAAGACGGATGCGACGAGCGCGAGGCCGAGCGTGATGTTCACAGCGACGAGCACTGCCTTACGGTGGTGGGTCGAGAGCTTGTTCACGGTGCGGTCCCTTCTGTGGGGCTACAGGTCGACGAGCTCGAGCGATCAGTCGTTTGCGAACGGGCGGACGGTGAGGAAGAGCCCGGGGTTTCGGGGACTGACGCGATAGTCCATGTCACGGAGCAGCGCGTAGCGGTCGTCGACGTAGGCGATGCCTTCGAGGACGTCGGCAATGGCCTTGTGGAGGTTGGACATGTCGCGGCATCGGTTGTCGGGCCAGGCGACGCGGATCTCGACGACGACCTTGTCGCCCGCCTCGGGGATGACCCAGCCGGCCACGCGCAGCGCGCACCTGGCCATGAGTGCGGATCCCTGCATCCATGCCTCTGCGCGGTCGGAGAGCACGCGCTTGCGCACGATGCCGATCTTGCCGGTGGTGGCGTTTCGCACCGGTACCGCGGCGTTGCGGTAGTAGTGGTTGACGGTGGGGGGCAGCGGTGTCTGGATCTCGACTCTCATGCCGTGACCTGCTTGCCGGCGACGCCGATCGCGGTGATGACGGAGGTCATCGTCGGGCGGTCGAGCTCGAGGGAGTTCGTGACGCCGTGCGTGTGCAGGATGCTGGCGTAGGTACCCTCGCTGATCCCGGAGGCCTTGAGTTCCTTGGCTAGGCGTGTCTGCTGCGCGATGGTCTGCTCGAGGCGCTTGGGCACGGGCTTCTGAGCGGTATACGTTGCCGCCGGATTGGAGGTCGGGCTCGACTGACCGGACTCGAAGCGGACGCGGACGCCGTCGCGGGTCTCGATCTCGAGTGCCCACACGTCCGGGAGCCGGATGGCGTCGATCAGGTTGCTCTTGCTCAGCAGTGCGATCGCGGAGGTGAGGTGCGTCCGGAGTTCGTTGTCGACCGTGGTCAGTGCTCTGCGTGACGCTGCGCGGGTCTTGAGGCTGTGGATAACTTCTGGGCTTGATGGTGTTTTAGGCATCAACGAACCGCCTTCGACAGTGTTTTGGGCGAGTTATCCACAGAATCCACAGTTTCCACAGGGACAGACCTTGATTGTGAAAGTGAATGTGTATGTGAAAGAGAAAGTGAAGGTGAAAGAGAAGCGGTGTTCTTCGGCGTTCTGCGGCGTTCTGCGGCGTTTGCCTCTTCTACGCGGCGATCGCTCGGCTTGATGTAGGTCTGGTAGCGGTAGAACGTCTCGGGCCAGAAGTAGATCGTCTGGGTGATTCGGGACCACATCTCGAAGAGGCCTTCGCTCTCGATCAGTTCGAGGGCTTTCTCGACGTCATGGATGTCCTTGTCGCGCCGCCCGGGAAACACCTCCATGAGTGCGGATCCCTGCATCCATGCCTCTGCGCGGTCGGAGAGCACGCGCTTGCGCACGATGCCGATCTTGCCGGTGGTGGCGTTTCGCACCGGTACCGCGGCGTTGCGGTAGTAGTGGTTGACGGTGGGGGGCAGCGGTGTCTGGATCTCGACTCTCATGCCGTGACCTGCTTGCCGGCGACGCCGATCGCGGTGATGACGGAGGTCATCGTCGGGCGGTCGAGCTCGAGGGAGTTCGTGACGCCGTGCGTGTGCAGGATGCTGGCGTAGGTACCCTCGCTGATCCCGGAGGCCTTGAGTTCCTTGGCTAGGCGTGTCTGCTGCGCGATGGTCTGCTCGAGGCGCTTGGGCACGGGCTTCTGAGCGGTATACGTTGCCGCCGGATTGGAGGTCGGGCTCGACTGACCGGACTCGAAGCGGACGCGGACGCCGTCGCGGGTCTCGATCTCGAGTGCCCACACGTCCGGGAGCCGGATGGCGTCGATCAGGTTGCTCTTGCTCAGCAGTGCGATCGCGGAGGTGAGGTGCGTCCGGAGTTCGTTGTCGACCGTGGTCAGTGCTCTGCGTGACGCTGCGCGGGTCTTGAGGCTGTGGATAACTTCTGGGCTTGATGGTGTTTTAGGCATCAACGAACCGCCTTCGACAGTGTTTTGGGCGAGTTATCCACAGAATCCACAGTTTCCACAGGGACAGACCTTGATTGTGAAAGTGAATGTGTATGTGAAAGAGAAAGTGAAGGTGAAAGAGAAGCGGTGTTCTTCGGCGTTCTGCGGCGTTCTGCGGCGTTTGCCTCTTCTACGCGGCGATCGCTCGGCTTGATGTAGGTCTGGTAGCGGTAGAACGTCTCGGGCCAGAAGTAGATCGTCTGGGTGATTCGGGACCACATCTCGAAGAGGCCTTCGCTCTCGATCAGTTCGAGGGCTTTCTCGACGTCATGGATGTCCTTGTCGCGCCGCCCGGGAAACACCTCCATGAGGAGCGTCTCGGGATCGCCGGTGATGGTCGCGTCGTCTGTCGCGTGCGGGATCATCCACGAGTACAGCAGGGCGGCGAAGTCGGAGTGCTTCGCCACGCGGTTGAGCGCCGCGTCCAAGCTGATGTCGGTGGACACGTAGCGCCGACGGCTCACTTGTCGACCTCGTCGACGACGCACCGGTAGGGGATTCCCAGCTGCTTAGCGAGTGCTGGGACGATCACCTTTCGGCTGCCTTTGTCGCCATCCAGCGGCCACCGATCCTCGGCGATCTTGAAGGCGGTGGACCGAGTGAGGCCCAGCACAGAGCCCACTCGTGCGATGGACTCGAGCGGTCTGACTCTCTGGCCGAGGAGCACGATGGTGGTGCTCATGAGACTCTGCACTTGGCGTCTTGCTCGGTGCATGGATCCTGGCCAAAGAAGAGGTCCTGGACATTGACGCCGAGATTCGCGGCGATTAACCTAGCCCGGCGAATGCTCGTGCGGTCCGGGTCGCTCTCGATACGCTGGTAGGTAGCGAGAGAGACTCCTACGCTTCGGGCGAGATCGGACTGAGAAAGGCCCTGACTTGCCCTAGTCGACCGCAGCTTCGAGAGATTCATTATCAACTCCTACCTTTCATTGAACATCAAGGAATAGGTTGAGTCGGAGTCTACGTCCAGTGGATAACAAATGCAATACTTTGTTGAGTTTCTGATGCGGCTAACCGATACTCGTTCTGTGCATGAGTAGAGTCCGCAGTCATGGAAGCAGGCCAGGATGGGAAGCGAGAACGAGATTTCGCAGAATCTTCTGAAGGTTCGCAAGGCGATGGGTCTCACTCAAGCGCAGCTTGCGGAGAAACTCGGCAAGACTCCCCAGGCTGTATCGCAGTGGGAGAAGAACGCCGAATGGAATCCGAGCGTAGGTAAGCTGAAGGAGATCGCCAACGCTCTCGGTGTCTCCTATCGATCACTCACAGGGATCGAACCCGGTGACTCGACGGCGCCGGTCATCGGGAACATCTCCGCGGGGGCGGCGGTCGAGGCAATACCGCGTGATGGCGACCGGACCTATGTATCGCCGACCGTGCTGGGCAATCATCCGGAAGCGTTCTTCCTGGCTGTGACCGGGGATTCCATGGACCGGCTGTTTCCGGCCGGCATGCTCGTGCTGGTCGATCCAAGGGAAGAGGTTCGTAGCGGAGACGTCGCCGTGGTCAACGTGAATGGTGATGACGCGACCATCAAGAGGGTCTTGTTCGCCGGTGACACGATGATTCTGCATCCCGAAAGCACGAACCCGCGGCACCGGGATTGTGCGCTTGACAGCGACGGGGCCCAAGCCGGCCGTGTACGCGTCATCGGCAAGGTGGTATGGGCGACGTTCCCTGATCGAATCAGGTTCTAGCGTGGGCCACACTGTGGCGCCGGGCATCGAGAAGCTCGGCAGGCGACACTACCGGCTCTGGTGGGTCGAGGCGTCACCGAAGAAGCGCCGATCGCGCGTGGTCCATTGCGAGCTGCCCGAGGCCAAGCGCGTACGTGCCGGCATCATCGACTCGCAGACTCGCGGCGCCTACCTGGTGGCGGCCGACATCACGGTCAGTGAGTGGTTCGACACATGGATCTCCAAGCGTCGCGTGATGGGGAACGCTCGCGCGGCCACGCTGAGCCGGTACCGGTCGTTGCTGGACTCCTTCGCCGCCCGCCTCGGATCGATGCGGTTGCAGGACCTGACGAAACGCGATATCGAGGGCTACTACGAGTGGTGTCTCGGTAACGAGGTCACGAGACTAGGCCGACTGGTCTCTCCTGAGACTGTACACAAGCGGCATAAGGTGCTGAAGCAGGCGCTCGACGACGCGTGCGATCAGGTTCCTCCGATCATCACCATCAATCCGGCGGCCAAGGCGGCCCACCCGACGCCCAAGGCACCCGACGCCCAATGGTTCGAGCGTGATGAGGCCAGCATGCTCCTGGGGGCGTTGCAGGACACTCGCTTGGAGCGACCCGCGCAACTGTCGCTCTACACAGGGCTGCGCTTGGGCGAGGTGCTGGGGATGAGGTGGCGCCATGTCGCCCTTGGTGTTGAGGGCGGGGGGAGTGTGGCCGTGTTCAGCCAGGCTATCGAGACGAACGCGGGCGTGAGCGTCGTCCCGTACGCCAAGACCGCGAGCTCGCGAGGTGTCGTGTCGTTCGGATCGACTACCGGTGACATGCTGCGCTGCCACCGTGTGGAGCAGGACGCAAGGCGTGAGTTCCTCGGCGAAGCGTGGGAGGACGGCGACCTGGTCTTCTGCGGGGGACACGGCCAGCCGATGAGACCTTCGAAGGTGTCCTACGCCGTCAGCTCGGCCGTCGCGATGCTCGAGGATGCAGGGGCCTTGTCGACGCGCGGAGCGACCTTCCACTCGCTCCGTCACACGCATGCGACGCTTCTGCTGCGGGAGCGCGTGCCGGTGCATATCGTGTCCAAACGCCTGCGTCACAAGACCATCCAGATCACCCTGGATTACTACGCCCACGTGATCCCCATGGACGATGCGGCGGCGGCGGCCGGCTTCGACGCGACGATGGACGTGCCCTTCGGGACCGAGACGTGA